GCAGGACTCCAATGCGGAGCGTATGGTCTTCAGGTGGTCAGTCATTTCGGTACAGTCCCTTCGATGCGTTTGTCGTAGTTGGTGCCGTGAATGCGCTCATTGGTGATGCGCGACTCCAGACACTTCGTACAAAAGTAGCGGTCGCCAAGGTGCATTTCGCGCGCTGACGATCCGGGGCGCTCAAGGCCAAGCCAGAACACCGTCTGCTGGAACTGCCAGTTGTGTTCGCAATCAGTTGTCATGGGTATTCCTCAGTACGTTGCTGGCCGCACGCAATTCGTCGCCCGTCATCAGCATGTCGTGTTCGTTTTGCGTGACTGCAACTGTCAACGCCTCCCGCAGCATCTTGCGGTCAGCTTCCAGCGCGGTGATGCGCTCCATCCATTGGGCGTCGCGGGCTTCAACGGAAGCAGCCTCAATCAAGGCTTCAGATACCCACCCGGCAACACGCAAGTCTTTCGGGCTGGTGCGGTCAAAGACAAGGCGCTTCAACGACGGCTTTTTGCGGGCGTACTCATGCCACGCAATCGGCTCAGGCATCGGCGGCGGTGTGGTGGTCATTGCAACTCCTTGCGGATAGCGGCTGAAATCTGGTCAATGCGCGGTGCGGTTGCAGGATCACATTCGTCGCATCCGGCGAAGCACATGCAAAGCGGCTTCATCTCGTATTCAAATGCCCCCAAAGCCTGTCGCAACAGCGCATCCTTGCGCTCAATGTCGGCGTGCTGGGTGCGTAAAAACTGCGCGAGTTGAGGCATGCAAGCCGCCTCGATGGCGTCCGCCCATTTGAGGGTTTCGGGTTGTTTCTCGCTCATGCTGCGTTCCTGGTGGCCTTGTAGATGGCTTGCCGATACGACTTGCTATCGCCACCAAGTGCGTCGATATAGTTCGATGCCGCCATGAGTTGAAACAGCAAATCAGGCGCAGCGGCCATCAGGCGGGCGTTGGCGGCCATTCGCTCGTCGACCTTGCATTCGGGGTCGTCGCCGTAGACGGCAGCGACCAACTTTTCACCGGCCCAAACTGATGTGCCGGTTGTGTCGCTCCACGGTCCCGGCGTGTGTTTTGTTTGTGTCATGCCGACCTCGGAAAAATAGGGCAGTGCGCCACAAAGTGGCCTTCTCTACCGCAGTAGGTGCAGATGGGTTTCATTCCAATCTCCTGTTGTTGAGCCTTTATTCTGTACCTGTTCTTGGTGGTGGGGTATTAGGGGAAACCCTTAGTCTTCAACTTTGTAAACAGTCACACCGCCAGCCCATTTTTCTTCTTGCTGCTTAATCAACTCAGGAAGGTAGTCGCGCAAAACTAGGGTTTGCTCATAAGACAACAACACCATGCTGCTCATGTCGTCTGGGGCGCCTTCCTCTTGTTTGAACGTCAAGTAACCAACGTCACTAACGTAAACCTCGATTTCGTATGCTTGCTTCATTTTTAACATGTCCATCCTTTTAGGTTGCAGGTCTACTAGGGTGGATGTATCCGCATCCTGCCCGCTCCATGTATCCAGTCTTTGACCAAATACACCAAGTGCCCATGAGGGAGTCATTCGCTTATAACGTTGGCCTAGTTTCCACCTGAGTTACCAACGCCTTTAACCGATACCTGACTCTAGTTCGGTCGGACAAGTCTGCGGGGTGTATCGCAGTGCCGGTGTTTCTTGAGTGCGGCCCATTCAGGCCCATTAGCTAACCCGCTCTGAGGGTTGCTGCGCAAACAAAAAAGCCGTTACAACTGCACTCGGGTCGCAACCCCAGATTAACCGGGGCCGAATGCATGTGTAACGGCTTTCAACTGCTGCTTGCGACGGCAACGGGTTGATTGTAGGCGAAAAAAAAGCCCCGGTCAAGGGGCTTGTGTGTTAGTGGCTGCGCCTGATCTGCGCCAGCTTCTCTCTGATGTGTGCTGGCATCGGTGCGCCCTGGTGAGCCTCGATCTTGAGCAAAACCGGGTCTTTGTCGGTCGCCTTAACCTCTTTGACTGGCTCAAACTCGGCACCGTCCCATCGCATCTGGTTGAGGTAGGTTGCTGGCATGGGGATGTATTCGCCGTTGTTTTTCTTCCAATCGGGTGTGGTCGCCATGTATTTGACATGTGCAATGATGGTTTCAGCTTGTGTCCAGCAGAGCATTTTTACCCACTTCTGACGGCAAACAGCCTTTCCAGTCTTGCGGATGCTCTTAGGCCAAGCTGCCCAGAAGTCTTCGAAGCCGTGTTCTTTCATTTGGTGTCCTTCAATGCGTTTCGGGCAATTTCTGCCATTTCAGGCATAACACGTTCAACGCAGTCCCACTCGTTCGTTTCGGTGTTTTCAAGTGCCTCAATTTTGGTAAGCGCATCCTTAAATTTGACAATCACTGAGGCTTGGCCCTCTCCAAGCTCTAGAAGAGTCTTAACTGATTCTTCTAGAAATTCGCACCGAGACTCAAGCGCTTTTCTGTATAGTTCATCAACGTTCGTCATGCTGTCACCTTGTCTGCCCGTTCTTGAGCCGCTTGATCTGTATAGCCTTCTGGATACCGTTTGGACAGCTTGACAACGTTCTGAATCATGGATTCGTCAAGCGTAAACCCCGCTTCAGTTGCAAGGGCTTGGAGGTAGAACAGCGCGTCCCCCACTTCTTCAATGAGGTTTGCAACGTCCAAGGGTTTACCGTAAATCCAATGCTTCTTCACGGCGTCCAATAGCTCACCAGCCTCGCCAGAAACGCCCACGGCAGCATGGACAAGGCGTCCGGTAGTGTCGGCAGGCTTGACGAACAAACGCGCTACATGGGCCTGAAAATCGACAGGCTTGTAAGCGGTGACGTTTTCCACGCCTGCCAGGGTGTAGGCCCGACCAGCCACGAGGTCAAGCATCTCTGTGATTGGCTTGGTGTGTTCAATCTGTAGGGTGATTTTGGTCTGCATCATGCTGCTTCCTTTTGTTGAATGTCGGTAAAAATGCCCCACTTCTGGCGGCGGCGTGCCATCAAGTCAGTGTACTTTTGATAGGCGCTGGTTTTGGTAGGCGAAAACCCCAAGTACTTGCACCAGTAGTCGTTGCGCAGCAAAGTTTTGCACACACGACGCCAGCTAGGGGCCTTTCCTGCGTTTTCGATCTTCAAGTCAGACTCATCAGGGATTCCATCAGGATACCCGCGAGAAGTCCACCACTTGATGTAAACCGCAATCTTGTTCTTGTAATGCTCTGCTGTCTTTGGTGGTGTTGACTTCAAAAGCATCATGGCAAACGATTGCCAGTTGTGCCCAGGCGGAAGCGATATAGTATGGTTGCCTAGCACGTTCCCCCGTTCGTTGCTGTACAGCTTTCCGGTGTTTGCTCCGTTCACTCGCAAAACAAGCCGCGCCCAAATGCTAGGCTCAATGGCTTGATAGAGCCATAGACCCTTGCGTGATTCATCGCCAAAAGGCTCACAAATCCGCATTTGGTGAAGCGTCAAGCCAGCTTGATGCATGCGGTCATACAGCTTGTTGTAGTCCTTGCCTGTTTTGCCGTGGTACGTCCAGATGTCCTCTGTCTGCCAATCGTAGATGGGGTACACGTTCCATACGTTCTCAACCACGTTTGTAGTAAAAGGTTTGCCATCGTACATCGGCTTATCTCGCGCCAATGTGCGAAAACGATTCAAACTCTCTTGAGCGCGGATTCCAACAAAGCAGGCACACTTTTCGCCCTGTGCGTACCACTGACCAAAAGTAGGCACGAACTCCTCAAACATAATTCCGTCATACCAAAACGGCACTTTTGATGGATCAGTAATGCTGATCGGCTCAGGCTGGCGAACCCACAAATTCTTTTTGTTTTCGTCCCATGACTTCCACTCAGGCTCGTACATGGAGACAGCGTTCCAAGTCTTGATTGGCACTGCCATCCAGTAGGGATCAATGCAGTCTTCGTACTCTTTGAAGATGCGGCGCGCAAAATCAATGGTCATTGTGAACTGAGCTTCCCAATCAAGGAAAAACAGCCCAATCTTGCGGCCACGTTTGCGAGCTTCTTCACAGACAAGATGAGTCATTACGCCGCTGTCTTTGCCTGCTGAGAATGAGCAGTAAATACGGTCAAAATTGTCAAACGTCCATTCAATTCGCTGTTGTGCAGCAGTCAGAACGTCCATTCCAAGTTTACGTTTTGGCATTCTTGCTTCTCCAGTATTCGATTGCTTCGGTTGCTTTCGCGTTTGCCTTGATCTGCTGTTCTTCGCTCAAATGTCCCCAGGCTTCACGCACAATGTCTTCAGGGCACCCAATGGCATAAGCCACTGCGGCATGGCCCACCCAAGGCCGCTTGTCTCCAGATTTACTCAGGTTGTGTTCGCATGAAACAGGCCATGCTTCAACCATCTTCATCATCCACTCGCCGTACAACTCGGCATCACCAGTAAACTGAATGGCTATTTGAAGCCATGTTTTGCGCCTTGTAACATCGCCCCACATGTTGTGCTTCATTTCTTCCCAAGTCCACCAAGGATGCCAAATCTCACCGTTTCTAGGCTCAATGTCACTCGCTGAGATCATCTTCGCCCTCAATCTCGCCCAAAGTTTCAGCTTCCCATGCGTCGGAAAATTCACGGTCAGCAAACAGACCGGCCAAGCCTGTGACTTGGGTCAGTCGCAACACTTCGTCAGGCTCCATGCCAAGCTCTTTGGCGATCTTGTCGTCAGACCAGAAACGCCGCTTCAACTCAACCACAATGTCTGCCATTGATTCGACACGGTGTTCGCCACGGGCGCGGTTGTGCCGGATGGTCGCCGCCATGCGGTCGTTGCGGTCGTGCTGACTCAGGCGGATTTGTACCAAAGGCAAGTACCCATGGACACGGCTTTGGATGTCTTCGCACTCTTTGCCCACACGGTGGCGGTGGAAGCCATCAATGACCTCGTATCGGCCATCAGGGTCAGGCATGGATACGATTGGCTGCGTATAGCCGTCTGCCTGGATAGATCGGTGAAGCAGCGCCATCTCAGGCGGTGCAACACTGTTCGGGTTGTAGTCGTTGGCGTGGACAAGAGGATTTTTCACCCACTTCACATAGTCCACAGGCTCCGTTTTAAACGGGCTAACCTCGTGCAGAGCCTCGCGGATACGGTTAATGGCGTCAACGCGATCTTCCATCGGCATGTCTGCGATTGACTTGATGAAGGCTATCAATTGAGGTTCGCTTGCTTCAAGCGCAAGCTCAAATTGGCGCGGGTCTTTGTCTGTATTGTCCATAGTTGCTCCGGTTTTTGACCGTCACACTATGCCACCAACACTCTAAGACTGCACTAAGGGTTTTCACCTATACCAACACCCTGTTTTGTCCGTTACAGTGAACCCATCAACAACGCAAACGGAGCAAACATGAGACTCGCAGACTTCAGCAAACGGGCTATTGAGCGCAAGCTGGAAAAGCTGGAAGCCGACGCCAAGGCTTGGATTGCAGAGCAAAACGCACAATGCCCAGACATGACGCCAATGGCTCACTGGCCGTTTTACGCAGGCGCTTTGTCGGGTGAGATCAAGTCGATGGCTTCGGCTGTCCACCACCACTACAGCCATCCATCCGCAGGATCGGGCCAGATCGTCTACACATGGCACACAGACTGCGATGAGCCGATTGAGTGCCACTTGGACTATCAACGTGCTGAAAAGCAGACCGAGGAATACCCTGGCTGTGATGCTGAGGTGGAACTTACGCACGCATGGCTTCGTGGCGTCAACATCTACTATCTGTTGTCAAAAGACCAGATTGAAGAGATTGAAGAGCAGGCCCGTTTGTCACTTGAGGATTAATCATGGAAACGACACGCAAATACCCCCGCACGCTCAATCAAGCATTCCCGCGTACCGCAGAGTACGGGAACGCAATTGAGTGCGTATATGCCGAACCTACATCGCACAAAGTAGCTCGATTTGTGTTTGTCGCAATTCTGGCCGCTGGGTGTGTGGCTGGATTGCTGGAATACTTTGAAGTGCTGACGCAATGACGAATTGGCAATACTTCAAATGGTCTTACGCATGGGAGCGTAAGCACAATGGCCGCATTCAGTCACTCATGATTGCAGTGCGTGAGACTTTCAAACAACTTCCGTTTTGAACATGAGCGTTTACAAATCAATCAATGCAGTCCAAGCCGAACTGACAAAAATCGGCATTACCAAAGACGGACGCAACAACCAAGGTGCCGGGTATAACTTCCGTGGCATCGATCAGGTTTACAACACATTGTCTCCATTGCTGTCTAAGCATGGACTGTGCATTCTGCCTCGCGTTATCAAATCTGAGCAAACAGAGCGAACATCGTCTAAAGGCGGTGTTTTGATCTACTCCTATGTGACAATGGAGTTTGATCTTGTTTGCGCTGAAGATGGGTCAAAGCACACAATTTGCACTGTTGGCGAGGCTTTTGATTCTGGCGACAAGTCAATGAACAAAGCCATGAGCGCAGCTTACAAATACGCAGCATTCCAAGCCTTTGCGATCCCAACGGAAGGCGACAACGATGCAGACGCGCATACACATGTTGTAGAGCCAAAAAAGCTCGTTCATCGTCCAACCAGTGGCGCACAAGTGCCGGAAGACGAAAAACCGTTCTTGCAAGACTTGGCAAACGACCTCATCAACGTCATCAAAGAGCAGCGTAAACTGACCGATGGCATGGCAATGCTGCACGCGGCAGGGCTTGAGCCTGAGCAAAAAATTTACCTTTGGTCGTTGCTTCCCAGCGATGTGCGGTCACAGATCAAGACGGCAGAGAAAACCCCCATTTAACTGAAAGGCAATCATGGCATATCAACCAAAAGACGGCAGCGGTGCGCTGTTCAAGAACGACAAGGGCGACAATGCCAACCGCCCAGACTACCGTGGTGACATCTGCATCAACGGTGAACTGTACGAACTGGCGGCATGGATCAAACCCCTGCCGAGCGATTCCAGCAAACGTTACATGAGTCTGAGCGCCAAGCCTAAGCAGACACAGCAGCAGGCTCCGCAACGTCAGCAGCCAGCACAACGCCGCCAAGCGCCTAGCAATGGGTTTGACGACATGGACTCAGACGTACCATTTTGAGACAAATCATGGATTACTCTATCCCCGGCCCTAAGTTCATTCCTCGCGGCACCTATGACGGTGCAGAGCTTCGCCGCAATCCTGGCCTGCCAGATGAGCGATTTGAAGCCTTCGCAACGGTGAGCGGGTGCCATACCACGGAATTCGGCCTCAACTGACCAGCGAACTCAAAGACAAAACCAACAACGGACGGTAAACATGACTACACAACTTCGCGGCGCATGGCCTGGACAACCTGAGCAGGCAAAAAAAGAACGCAAGAAGCCAGCCCCCGACAAACCGGCAAACCTCGACGCTGTGAAGCGTACCCGCACGCCTTATATGCAGCCTCGCGTGGATCGCTTCAAATCCAAGTACGACGATCTGTTTGAAGGCGCACAAGAGGGCGATTGCTGGGAAACCACTTTTGAGGACTGCGCAAAGATTTCCAAAGCCCTTGACACATGGTGCAAGCGAAAAGGAATGGATGCGCTTGTCCGTCAAAACGCACGTTGCCCCGATGGCGTGGCGCGTGTCTGGCTCTACAAAGTCAACAAAATCAAACGGGTGGCATGATGAACTTGGCCCGCAACTCTGACCCTATCACCAGTCACCTCGCCGCTGCGCGTGTCCATGAGTTTGCGGGCACGCACTACGAAAAAATCATTGCTTATCTGACCAATGAGCAATCAGCCAAAGGGGCCGAACAAATCGGGGATGCTCTGGGAATTGAGCCATACGCCATCAGAAAGCGTCTGAGCGAGATGGAGCGATGGCTAGAGGTAGAGGCTGTCGGGCTGCGTAAAACGCGCTCTGGACGCATGGAACGCACTTGGAAGCTGACGCATGACGACTTCCCTATTCCTGGCAATGGTGGCTGGTAATGGTCAACACGGTGATTGTTCATCAGGCCATAGCCAAGCATCCAATGCAAACGTGTCGGAAGCTGGCTGAAATCAGTGGATTGTCTTACGGCTCAACGCGGCGGGCGATTGATGAACTTGTCAAGCACAAAATCATTGTGATGTGCGGAACAGTCAAGGAAGCAGCAAGACAATATTACATTTACAAAGTGGTTTTGTAAGGGTTTCCACCAATACCAATCAGCCAAACCACAGAGACAATCAAGCCATGAACGAATCAGACAAAAGAGAACTATCAATAGCCATGCGCTTGATTGACGAGGCTTATCTGCGAGTGTCAAAACTAGTGTCAGACGGGCATCTAGTGCAAGAGGATGTTGACGCCGCTATCTTGGCCTCGCTGTTGAAAGCTGTGCAGATTGAAGCAGAACAGCATGGTTTGACGATTGATAGGCTGTTGCGTGAGATAAGCTAATGGAGCGCATCAGCATCAAGCTATACAGCGCGACACAGGCACACAAATCAATCATAGAGATTTGGCAGCATCTCAAACCGTGGTTAATTGCTAGACACAAGTTCACACTCAAGATTGAGCCTGAGACACGTTCAACAGATCAGAATCGGCGCATGTGGTCAATGCTGGCTGATTTGGCATCACAAGTCGATTGGTATGGGCAAAAGCTGTCTAGCGAGGATTGGAAGCATGTTTTGACCGCAAGCATGACAAAGCAAAGAGCCGTACCTGGGATTGACGGTGGGTTTGTGATTCTTGGCAAGTCAACAAGCAAAATGACCATTCAGGAAATGACAGAACTCATGGACTTGATCGAGGCGTTTGGGTCTGAGCGTGGCGTAACGTTTAAGGCTGTCGAATGAAGCATTGCAAAGTCTGCAATATCGTTTTCACGCCAGCCCGTCCACTCCAATCTGTTTGCAGTCCGAGATGTGCAAGCAAAAAAGTCAAGGCAGACAAAGCAGCAGAAAAGCAGCGTGACAAAGAACGCAAAGAGAAGCTGAAAGGCATACCAGATTACATCAAGGAAGCCGACAAAGCATTCCAAGCGTATATCAGAGAGCGAGATAAACAAGCAGGCTATCCATGCATATCAAGTGGAAAGCCGTTAGATTGGTCAGGAAATCAGGTTGACAGTGGACATTACAGATCGAAAGGCGCGGCATCGCATTTGCGATACAACGAAAACAACTGCCATGCTCAAAGCAAAATCGACAATCAGTGGAAAGCCGGAAATATTGTTGAGTATCGAATTCGACTCATTGAGCGTATTGGCCTTGAAGCTGTGGAAAGACTGGAACAGGATAACAAGCCTCACAAGTGGACACGCGAAGAGCTGAAGCAGATCAAAGACACCTACACGGCAAAACTCAAACAGCTACAAAATGAGAAAAAGAACAGTTCGTAAGGTCTGGCAAAAAGTCAACCCGCTGGAATTTGCAATGGCTGGAGCCTCCATAATGACGCGGGACGACTGCGACAAGCTATTGGCCCGTGAGTTGTCTAGCCTGGATGCTCTGATCCATGGGGCTGGGGGACTGGACGAATGGAACGACCTCGTTAACGTCAACAACTTGGCCGAAGCACTTGCATTGGACGGCGTGGGACGCGATGAGGTCATGCCAACCGTGAAAGAGGTAGAGACTCACTTGATTGAAGCGGCGGAGCGTTTCCAGCGTACCGGAAAGATGCGCCTTACAGGGCCAGCTATTCAGGCCATGAGGTCGATCATTGAATGGCACGACCTACAGCGGTCAAGCATTGCACGAAGTCAGTATGAGCGGACAATCCGCAAGGTAACAGCGCAAATCAAGTCGGGGCATGTGGCCCGCGATCTATGGCCTGAGTTGGGCGAACCAAGGAAAGCAGCATGAAAGCACAAGGCACCGAGGGTAGATTGCAGGAAATGATCTACCTCAGACAGCAGGCCGGGATCAAAAAGTACGGCACCACGCTATCAGGCAATCCCCTGTCGCACCGCCAGTGGCTGGTACACGCTCTGGAAGAAAGCCTAGATCTGAGCGCATACCTGCTCAGGACGATTGAAGAACTCGATAAGCTGGCCGACGATGGGAAGTGACTGCGAAGCCTGCCAACGTGCCCAGAACGGCCTCACAGGGCTTTTCTACGCTGGGTGTACCGATTGCAAGGCCAGGATGCTCGCGCAGTCCCTGCCGTTCTGGAGCGCATCAAAGCAAGGCAAGATGACGCCAGAGTACAGGAAGGCACTAGAGGCAGCGTTTGGGGATGAGTGGAAGGCTGGGCATGAGCTGGTGAAGGCGCAACAGCCGACAAACGGTCGCAAAAGTTAGGGTTTACCCTAATAGTCGGTCCGTGGTCTGACGCTCACAATAACTCCATCAGCAACACACCGGAGAGCAGCATGACGGACGCAAAACAAGCATACGCACAAGGCGCACAAGCATTTGTTGATGGTAAGCACATGAACCCCTATTATCAAGACAAAGCGCCCGCACATTTTGCAGAGTGGGCAGCAGGCTATATTTATGCCCGTGACGTGTACGATATGTTGACCGCTGAATACAACGCAGCTTTTCAAGCTCTGCGCTCTTACAACGCTGTGTACGTCAAAAAGTACGCTAAAGAAATCCGCGCTGCCCGCGCTGCACGTTTTCAAGGGGCTTGATATGGCAAACATGGGCTACTGCCGATTCGAAAACACCAAAGCCGATCTTCAGGATTGCATGGATAAGCTGGAAGAAATCGGGTTTGACTACAGACAGCTATCCAAAAGCGAAGCTGCTGCGGCTGAATTTCTGGTGCAAATGTGCCGCGATATTGCTGCGCTTGAGACTCAGGCGCTTGGCTGATATGTGGCCCTTCCCACCGATCACAGGCCCCGTACCTTGGACTAAAAAGCAAATCCAAGAGTACGAGCGCCAGCAAAGAGAACAACATGAACAAGCGCCATTTTGATAAAATAGAACAAGCCGCATAGCCGTCCTCCAGTACGGCGTTGTCAGAGTGCCCCGCTCTGTAGTGCGGTAAGGGGTGGCACCTCGGAAAGACGAGGACTATCACGCATGAGCACTCGGTCTAGGTGCAACTAGCCGACTCTTTGCACGGATGCTGGGGGTGCGCCCGCAGATGCTCAGCCGTGATGGTGAATGCGCAGGCTGATGCGCTCGGAAGCCTGACCATATTGGGATGCGGCAGGCCCCTTTGTGATGCGTGCGAACCCAATAAGGCCGGAGATCAGCACCGGCCACCATCAACCTATTGGCGAAAGCGGATATCTAGCCTCGGGATACTCGGGGAGCGCACTAGAGGAAGCGAGTAGCCATTCCCACAAAAGCAACTCCCATGCCATAATTGCCATGTATCAGCTAACCTGATGGGTGAAAACATGGCAAAAGCAGGCCGACCACTCGGCAAGCTACATCAAGAAGATGTACGCCGAAAAATACAAACCAGTCAATTGATAAACCGCCTTACAGATCATGCACTTGGCATGGTTGATTTGGAGGCGACTCAAGTCCGCGCTATTGAGATTCTTTTGAAGAAGTCAATACCCGATCTGAGTTCAATGGAATTGATGGGAGAGGGTGGCGGGCCAGTCCAGCTACAAGAGGTGCGCCGCGTCATTGTTGACCCGCGAGACGGTCAGAAGTGAGCGTACTAGAGATACAAACCCCACGGTGGGCCATTCCAGCCCTTAAACCTGCCCGCTATAAGGCTATCTACGGTGGGCGAGGGTCTGGTAAGTCTCACTTCGTGGGTGAGTACATCATTGAATCGCACATCATTAACCCGGATGAATCGACCGTCTGCGTTCGTGAGATTCAGAAATCCCTCGATCAGTCTGTTAAGCGGCTGTTGGAAGCCAAGATAGAGAAACTGAACGCCGGGGCGTATTTTGAAGTGCTGGATGCCAAGATACGCAGCAAGGGCGGGAATGGGATCATCAGTTTCCAAGGTCTGCAAAACCACACGGCAGACTCTATTAAGTCGCTTGAGGGCTACAAGCGGGCATGGGTGGAAGAGGCTCAAACACTGAGTCAGTACAGCCTTGATCTGTTGCGCCCCACGATCCGCACGCCTGGGTCGGAACTGATCTTCACATGGAACCCACGGTTTAAAACCGATCCGGTGGATGTGTTTTTCCGCAAGAATCCCCCCGATAGCGCGACCGTTCTGCAAGTTAACTGGCATCAAAATCCGTGGTTTCCTGCTGAACTACGTCAGGAGATGCTGGACGACTACGCCAGAGACTCGGACAAGGCTGACCACATCTGGAATGGGGCATACGGCAGCACACAAGGGGCAATCCTGGCCCGCTGGATCAACGCAGCAGAGCGGGAAGGACGGATACACAGTGGCGTGGACTTCGATCCTGCTGGAGCGCCTCTGATGGTGTCTGCTGACCTTGGCTTCAGGGATACGGCGTCATTCTGGTACTGGCAACCAGTGCTAGGCGGGTTCAAGGTGCTTAAGTACGATGCGGATACAGGGTTGGACGCGGACGATTGGATTCCTCGTATCCAAGAGGTGATCCGTGAGCTGGGCGCGGCCCGCAAGTTGGGTAAGGTGTGGCTACCTCACGATGCTAGGGCGAAGACATTCCAGAGCAAGCACACGACTGCCGAGCGGTTTCTTGCGGGGTTTGGTGCTGACAAGGTGGCTGTGGTGCCCCAGTCTAAGAAAGTTGACCAGATCAGCGCGGCCCGCACAGTCATTCCTAGATGCGAATTTAACCGTGAGCAATGCGAGGCAGGGTTAGATGGCCTGATTGCTTATGAGTACGAATACAACGAAGCGGATGGCGTTTTTAAGCGTGAGCCGCTGCACAATTGGGCGTCACATCCGGCAGATGCGTTTTGTTATGGGGCGCAGGTTTTGAGTGAATTCGTGCCAAAAGAGCCGGAAAAACCAAAAGTTTTCCCAGTTTCGGCCCAAAACGGTAGAATCATCACAGTTCCACTTGATGATCTGTGGAAAGAAACGACCAAGCGGCATGAGAGGTTCTAATGGCACTGTTCCCTGTAGCATCTAATGGCGCATTGTTTGTCGCTGGCCCAGTGGCAGGGACTGACATTCAAAAAGACGGGTTTTTCTTTGACTCTAACGGCTATGTCAGAGCCGTGGAGGATGGAACAGTTGCCGGGTATACGCAGGGTGTTCCGGTTACGTCTGCCGGATTGGTCTGCGTCACAACCGGGGCTGTGGCTGGATATTCCAATGGTCTGCCCATGAGTTCTGGTGGCTTAATCTGCGTTTCTAGCGTCAGTGCTGCAACGTATTCCAATGGTCTGCCAATGAGTTCGGACGGCAAGTTGTACGCTGTTTCGCCGACGCCCGCCAGTTGGGTGACGGTTTCATCTTGGACGCCATCAGTAAGCACGGCAAGTAGTGGTTGGGATGATTACACCATTCGGCTTACTTTAGACGCGTCATTGATTGTCCCGGCAACAAGGGTGAGATTTACATTTCAAGCGTGGTCGGCAAACTCATTTACGCTTGATGCGTGTTACACGCAAGTTGGCACAACGGGTGGAAACTTCAATTCAGCGCCAGTACAAGTCAAGTTTTCTGGTGCTAATGGTGTGACCGTGGCGGCTGGTGGCACTGTAGTAAGCGATGAGGTCGCGCTGCCTTTGCTTGATACAGACGTTTTGTGCGTGGCATTTCACTTCACGACAGCGGCAAATATTACCCGGTCTGAGGCCGCAGTAACTGGCTGGACAAGCCGGTATAAGTTGGGTAATGACACAACAACTCAAACGATTTCTGGCTACACGACCGGCGTGACAATGTATTGCATGACAAAAGTTGAATCGATTAACTGATACAACATTGAAAATTAAATAAGGTTGTCCATGAAGCCTGAAAGCATTAACCCGGTTGACGGTGCCCGCAAGTGGCTGGCAGAACTCAAGTTTGCCAAGCGCGAGGATGAAAAGTGGATCAAGCGGTCCAAAAAGATCATCAAGCGTTACCGGGATGAGCGGACTGGTTACAGCGACAATGCCAAGCGGTTCAACATCCTGTGGGCTAACGTTCAAACGTTGATGCCTGCGATCTACGGCAAGACCCCTCGCGCAGAGGTTGAGCGCCGTTACAAGGACCAAGACCCGATTGGTCGGACAGCAAGCATCATCTTGCAGCGCTGCCTCCAGTACGAGATTGACCATTACGGCGACTACGATGCGTCGATGAAACAGGCGGTGACTGACCGTCTGCTGCCCGGGCGTGGTGTGGTCTGGGTGCGGTTTGAGACAAAAGAACAGGCCATTCCTGATTCGATTGAAGATCAGCAGGAGATGCAAGCCGAGGCGCAAGGTCTGCCAGAGCCTGACTACGAATACGAATGCACTCCGGTGGATTACGTTTTCTTTGAAGACTTCCGCTGTTCGCCTGCCCGCTGCTGGGATGAAGTCACATGGGTGGCGCGTCGGGTTTACATGTCCCGCAAGGACGGTATTGAGCGGTTCGGTGAAGACTTCAAAGACGTTCCACTGACTCATGAGCCTATCGGCCTAGACGAACTCAAGAACCAAGCTGGGGAAATCTCCGACATTGAAGACCTGAAAAAAGCTCAGATTTGGGAGATTTGGGACAAGACCAGCAAGACGGTCTATTGGGTTGCTGAGGGCTACTCCAAGACGCTTGACATCAAGGAAGACCCGCTTGGTCTGGATCAATTCTGGCCTTGCCCGCGTCCTTTGTTTGCTACGCAAACCACCGATACCCTGGTTCCCGTGCCTGACTTCGCCCTGTATCAAGATCAGGCCGACGAAATCGACATGCTGACCCAGCGTATCGCCATGCTGACTGAGGCGGTCAAGGTGGTGGGTGTTTATGACGCCAGCCAGCCAGCGGTCCAGCGGATGTTGTCGGAAGGTGTCAATAACACCCTGATTGCGGTTGATACCTGGGCAGCATTTGCGGAAAAGGGCGGATTGAAGGGTACTGTTGATTTCATGCCCATCGAGGCGGTCCTGCAAGCCCTTGCGCAGTGCTATGCAAGCCGTGAGCAGGCTAAACAGGTTGTCTACGAGATCACCGGTCTGTCAGACATCATCCGCGGTGCGTCGGTGGCTTCGGAGACGGCCACCGCACAGCAGATCAAGAGCCAATACGCATCCCTTCGCCTGAAGAAGCTGCAAACCGAAATGGCGCAGTTTGCGTCTGAGGCTCTGCGGATCAAGGCCCAGATCATGGCTGACTTCTACTCGCCTCAGACGCTGGTGGAAATGTCGGGCATCATGGGCACGCAAGACGCCCAATACGCAGAGCAGGCTATCCAGCTACTCAAGAGCGAACCCGCCCGCAACTTCCGTGTTGAGGTTGCCACCGATTCCCTTGTGGAAATGGATGAGCAGGCCGAGAAAGCCTCACGGACTGAGTTTCTAGGCGCTATCGGTCAGTTCATGGAACGTGCCCTGCCTGTTGCCCAGCAAGTCCCAGAAATGGCTCCGCTGATGGGTGAGATGATTCTGTTTGCAGTGCGTGCGTTTAAGGGTGGACGGGCGATGGAAGCGGCATTTGATGATGCTGTGGCGAAAATGAACGCGCCCAAGCCCCCGCAAGAGCAACAGCCCGACCCGGCCATGATGCAATTGCAAGCCCAACAACAAGCTGAACAAGCCAAGATGCAGGCTATGCAACAGTCTGAGCAAATGAAAGCCCAGATAGAGCAAGCCAAGATGCAAGGCAATCAGCAATTGGAAGCGGCAAAACTTCAGTCTCAACAGCAGATTGAAGCGGCACGCATGGAGCATGAGCGCCAGATGGAAGCCATGCGCCAAGAGGCGGAAACCGACCGGCAGATGAAAAAGGCTGAGTTGGAAGCCTCTGTGAAAATTCTGGTTGCCCAGATCGGCGCACAGCAAGCCATTGCACCAGCTACTGAACAAGCGGCCAATCAGGAAGTGCAGCAAATTGACCCGCTCTCGCCCATGGTTCAGATGCACGCTGACATGATGCAGTCCATGCAAGGGGTTATGGAAGCCCTGAAGGCTCCGAAACGACGCATGATTGAGCGCGGGCCGGATGGCCGGGCTTTGGGCATGATTGAAGTAAGCGAGGGCTAAATGGCTGATTTACAAGGTCAGGTTGGCGAGATTCGCATGACGCTTGAGATCAAGCGCAAAGAAACGGGCAAAGTCGAAACCGTTGAACTGGTGGGCTTTGTGGATGAAGACAAACTGAAGGAATTGCAAGATGGCGGTCACTCATTCGACAGCAGCACGCAACGCGGCGACTGACGCGGTTACGGCACTCATTGGCGCATCTGGTCGCCTGCGTTTCCGCTTGACGGGCACGGTCAGCGCACCGGGTACGTCGGTGGCAAACCTTGGCTTGAGTGCTACGGCATTTGCGGCATCCAGTGGCGGCACAGCTACTGCCAATGCAATCACCAGCGACACCAACGCAGCTGGTAACGCCTCGCCTGTTGCAACTGCCACGCTTGAGACTTCGGGCGGCACCGTGGTGATTCACTGTGCGGTGGCGGCATCGGCCAGCGACATCAACATGACCAACGGCTTGACGGTGGCGGCGGGTGATACCGTTTCTTGCTCCAGCCTGACGTACACCGCACTGAGCGCATAACATGCTGCTGCTTACCTCCACCTCCGACAAGGTACAAGTTGTCACTGGGGCAGCAGGCGCATCTGTTGATGTGCATGTGTCTTGGGTGGACAACAACGCTGGGACGATCACGCCGGGGCGTTTCAACGTTGTGGGTATCGCTACCGCTACAACGACCGACATTGTGGCATCCCCTGGTTCGGGTGTTCAGCGCAACGTCAAGGCCATCTATATCACCAACACCAGCAGCACGACCAGCACTCAAGCAACGGTATTGCATACGGACGGCACTAACGTGTCCGACATCATGGGGGTCACCCTGCTGCCGGGTGAAAACTTGGTCATGGACGATACGGGTCATTGGACTCACCATGACACGCAAGGCGGGGAATATACCTACGCCGGTCCACCTACGGCCAACTTGGGTGCCGCTGGCACGCTGGCAGAAACGATGCCGCGCGAGACATGCCCAGAAGTGAACACGACGGCAGGGTCAAGTGGTGCGCTGTTCATGCAGGCGATTTACCTGAAAGCAGGGACGCTGGTCAGCAACATCACAATATCCTCGGCAACCACGGCAGCAGGCACGCCGACCAACCAGTTTTATGCCTTGTACGACAAGAATCGGAACCTGCTTGCACAGTCGGCAAACCAGACGACTTCGGCGTGGGCAGCAAACACGGTTCGAACGCTGGCGATGACCACGCCATACCGCGTGCCCACCTCTGACATTTACTACATCGGCTTGCTTCAAGTCGCTACCACCATTGCGACTATCAAGGGCGGTACGGCCAAGACTGGTGGACAGTTGGCGCAGGTGGCGCCTGTGATATCGGGCGTGAGCACCACTGGCTTGACCACCACCCTGCCCAACCCCGCCGCGGCGTTTACCGCCAGCACCGCCACCATATACGCAGCAGTGAGCTAACGTAATGGCAAACGGGCTGTTTGACCCGGAAATCAACGCTTCAGGCTGGTTTGATGAAGAACTGGCCGTTGCGGGATGGTTTGATTCCAGCCTGTTAGGTCCGGCTGCTGGGCCAGCGACTCACGCTACATCTGGCGTTCTGACTGGTGCCGGCTCCGCTGTCGTAGGCGCGGCCACTAACTTTACGGTTCACAGCACAAGTGGGGCACTGACAGGTCAAATCGGCAGTGTTGTCGGTTCTGCTGCCCGCACTGGTGGAGCTGTCACGCACGCTACGACCGGCGCACTCAGCGGCCAAGGCTCCAGCATCGTCGGCGCTGCAAGCAACTTCACGCCTCATTCGACCTCTGGGGTACTGACCGGCCAAGGATCAACCGTAGTAGGTACTGCCGACCGTACTCGCGTCCATCCTTCGTCTGGTGTGCTGGCCGGGCCTGGATCGTCGGTGGTCGGTGCTGCGTCCAACTTCACCCCGCACAGCACATCGGGTGCTTTGATTGGCTCTGGATCAGTGGTTGATGGCGCGGCAGCTAGGACGGGCGCTCCGACCATTCATGCCACATCGGGTGTATTGTCTGGTAGCGGCTCTTCTATTGTCGGCTCTGCATCTAGGGCAAGCGGTGCGGTAAGCCACGACACATCTGGTGTTTTGGTTGGCGGTGGTTCGTCTGTCTCTGGGCAGGCCGAAAACGGATCGCCAGCGCCTTTGGTTGGCGGGCACTACGGCGCATGGTGGGCAAAGAAGTATCGGCAAATGTGGGAGCGCAAAGAAAAGCCGCCCACATTAGAAGAAGTCGTCGAATATGTTCAGGATGACCCAGAGCAGGCTGCGACCGTTGTGCGTGAGGTTGCACCGTCTGTTTTGCCCAATAGTGTTACGGTTGAGCAAATACAATCCAACGTTGTTTTGCAAAATCTCATTGCAAAGCAGATAATCATCGCTGCACAGTTGCGACAAGTCGAGATTGAGCGAGAAGAAGACGACATTGAAACCATTTTGTTGATGATCTAATATGCCGCGCCAACGCTACATCCAAGACCCCAAGACACATAAGCTGATCCCCGCCGAGGAATGGTACGACTCGCAAGAGCCTGCCGCGCCTTACGTCATTCCCGACATTCAGCCTTACCAATCCATGCAAACGGGCGAGATGATTACGTCCCGCTCTCAGCATCGGGCACATCTTCGCCAGCATGGCTTGATTGAAATTGGGAATGAGGTGAAAGCGGCAATGACGCAACATCGCCCTAAAGACGACCGAGAAGGCCGACGCCGTGCGATTGCTGAGGTTCTAACAGCCAAAGGCTTCTGACAGTTTTTTAACCACGCAAAGGAAATCCCTTATGCCGAGTCTCCGTGAAGCCCTTGAAGGCGCATTTGAAGAAGATACACAGACTGAGGTAGTTGATACCCCATCTGTTGAGCCTGTAGAGGCTCCAGAGCCGTCTAGCGGTCCCGCCCGCGATGCTTCGGGCAAGTTCGCGCCCAAGTCTGAGGAAGTGCAGCCTATCGAGACCCCCCAGCCTGAAGAAGCCCCGCCACCTCGCCGCGCTCCCTCAAGCTGGAAGCCTGCCGCTCAAGAAGCCTTTCTGAAGGCAGATCGAGGCGAGCCGCTGACCAGCGAGGAAATCAAGCTACTCACGGCAGAAGCTGAACGCCGGGAATCGGATTTCCACAAGGGTGTATCCGAATTTAAGTCGCATTCGGAGCGGGCCAAGGCATACGACAACGCCATCGCTCCATTCCAGCAGCATCTGCAACGCTTGGGCGTTGATGCGCCTACCGCAATTCAGGCTTTGATGCGTGCTGATGTGACATTGCGAACTGCTGACCCAGCCACCAAAGCTCAGTATTTCCAACAACTGGCGAGGGAATACGGGATTGATCTGGGGCAAGTGCAAAACATGCCTGCACCTGACCCGCAAGCACAATATTTGATGCAGCAGATGCATGAGTTGCGCCAACAGCAACAAATGTGGCAAAATCAAATTGCCCAGCAGGAGCAAATGAGAGCGCAACAAGAGTTGCAATCGTTTTCTTCTAATGGCAAACCGCACTTCGATGCCGTGCGGAACGATATGGCAGACTTGCTGGAAACCGGCAAAGCCACATCGTTAGAACAGGCATACGAAATGGCTGTATGGATGCGTGCAGACACTAGGCAAACCCTGTTGGAACAGCAACGCGCAGAGGCTCAGAAGGTAGCACAGGCTCACAATCATGCACAGCGAGCGAGAACCGCCGCAGTAAGTGTGAAAGGAAGTAGCCCGGCTTCGACTGGGGTTCAGCCCGGGACTAAAGGCTCACTGCGAGACATTCTTTCCTCGCAATTTGAAAACTAACAGAGGTACACAATGGCTACTTTTGCAAACTTGAGCGACATCGTCGCCACCACCATTCAGTCGCGATCTGCCGCTCTGGCAGACAACGTGACCAACAACAATGCCCTGCTGTCGAAACTGCGTGAGCGCGGTAACGTCAAGCCCTTCAGTGGCGGCAACGTCATTCTGCAAGAGCTGATGTACAACGACACCAGCACCGAGAACGCTGGTTCGTACTCCGGTTACGACATCATCGACATCACCCCGAATAGCCCCATTTCTGCGGCCCAGTTCGACATCAAGCAGTACGCTGCCGCCGTGTCGATCAACGGCCTGGAAATGCTGCAAAACTCGGGCAAAGAGCAGATCATCGACCTACTGGAAGGCCGTATCCAGGTGGCAGAAGCCCAACTGGAAAACGACATTTCCGCTGGCATCTACTCTGACGGCACCGGCAACGGCGGCAAAGACATTACCGGCCTCGCGCTGGCTGTCGCTGCTTCGCCTGCATCCGGCACCTACGGTGGCATCAACCGCACGAACTTCTCGTTCTGGCGCAACATTGCATTCGATGCAACCACCGATGGCGGCGCGGCTGCTTCGGCTGCAAACATGCAGAGCTACATGAACCGCGTTGCCGTTCAACTGGTGCGTGGTTCGGACCGCCCTGACATGATCGTTGCTGGCAACAACTACTACCGCTTCTACCTGGAAAGCCTGCAAGCAATCCAGCGTATCACCTCGGAGTCGTCCGCTGGTTCGGGCTTTACCTCGCTGAAGTACTTCGGCGCTGGTTTCAACTGCGATGTGTTCCTCGACGGTGGCATTGGTGGTCAGTTGAACACCAACCGCATGTACTTCCTGAACACGAAGTACATCTTCTTCCGTCCGCACCGTGAGCGCAACTTCGTTGCCATCGGCGGTGACCGTCAATCGGTCAACCAAGACGCCATGGTTCGTCTGATCGGCTGGGCTGGTAACCTGACCAGTTCGGGCGCTCGTTACCAGGGTGTTCTGACGGATTGATGATTGGGGCTTCGGCCCCTTTCTCGCACATCTCACATTGAAAGGAATTGAATCATGGCTACTCCGTTTACCGTTACCCCGATGCTGGGCGTGGACCTGAACACCACCACTCTGGCTGCTGACGTTGGCCCTTCGTCTGGTGCTGAAGACGCGCCCCAACTGGGCACGCAAGTCTTTGCATCGAATGGCCGCCGTTACATCTACGGCCAAGCTGCCGCGTCGATCAGCGCATCGACTGCTGTGTGCTTGATTAACACCACCAACTTCACTGTGGCCGCATCTGGTGGCTCGGCTACCTCGCCTGCTGTTTCTATGGCAACCGGCGACCGTGGCTGGTTCTCGGTGGCTTCCGTCTAAGGTGGCTTGAATGTCCCTGCTTCAAGAACTGACCGGCGCAGGTACGCCGTCTCTGCAAGCTACGGGCATTCTGGGTTCTGTTGCCAACACGCTGACCGCGACTGGCACCACGAACGCAGATGCTCTGCAACTTGGCGCGGCCATCAACCGCGTTACTACCACTGCGGCAGGTACGGGCGTTAAACTGCCTGTGCCTAACCCTGGTGAGCGTGTCATGGTGATCAACAGTGGTGCTAACGCACTGCTGGTTTACCCTGGCACTGGTGTTCAGATCAACGCTCTGACCGCAACGACCGGCACTCTGTCGGTTGCTGCTGGTGGGCGCGCTGAGTTTGTGGGCGTGACCAATACCAACTGGTTTGCTGTCGTGTCCGCATAATGGCGGGGGCTTCGGCCCCCTTTTTCTCTTGGTGTTTTAAGGTAGTCAAATGAGCAATCCTCAGACTGGCAGTTTTGTTGAGTTCTTCATGGAGTCGGTTGAGTTCAAGGCTGAAAGCGAAAAAGCAGGCCGACCGATTTATAAGGAAATCCCATTCATTCGCATCCAACACCCTGGCGACCGCCTGAACGTGCTGGAAGTCAAGGCAGACGAACACTACAAGCGCAAATATGCCCGTCAGTGGCAAGCGTTTGAAGCTGGTCTTGTGGGCGAAGTGATCGGAACTCCTTTGGAGCAATGGCCGCAAATCACCAAGTCGCAGTGCAAAGAGGCAGCTTACTTCGGCGTCAAGACCGTGGAAAACCTGTCTGAAGTGAACGACGCTGCTTGCCAGCGTATGGGCATGGGCTGGATTGAACTGCGCAAGAAGGCGCGGGACTATCTTGCTGCTGCCGCTGGACAAGCTCCGATTGCTGCTTTGCAAGCCGAAAATGAGCGTTTCCGCCTAGAATTGGAAGCACTGAAAGCCAGTATGCAAAACCCGGAAATCCGCCGGGGTCGGCCTAAAAAAGAGGCTGAGGCAGACGCCGAAACCGCATAATCGAGAATCAAATGAACCTTATCACGCTGGTCCAACAAATATGTGATGAGCTACTGATTGACCGACCAACGTCGGTTGTTGGTTCCTCTGACCAGCAGACAAGGCAGATTCTCGCGCTGCTCAATCGCCTAGGTACTGACCTCACCCGTCAGTACGATTGGCAACAGTTGAACAATGAATACATTGTCACGACTGTGGCAATTAACACCACGGGGACTCTTACACAAGGGTCTGCCGTGGTGACTGGTATTCCCGACACGACCGGGATTACCACTCAATTTTCTGCGTTTGGCGATGGGATTACGCCATTCGCTCAAGTGGTCAGCGTTGACAGCGCGACCCAGGTGACGTTGCAAATGCCTGCCGAAAGCTCGGGGACTGTTGACATTCAGTTCTCCCAAGTCGAGTACGACCTGCCGAGCGACTGGAAGAAGCAGATTCCCCAAACTGAGTGGGACCGCTCCAACCGGTGGCCTTTGCTTGGCCCGCGCTCCCCTCAAGACTGGCAGAGCTTCAAGTCTGGGATTGTCTACGCCGGTCCGCGTGAACGTTTCCGCATCCTGCAAAACACGCTTGCTCTGACGCCTCCCCCGCCTAATGGGCTGGTGTTGTCGTTTGAGTACATCAGCAATGGTTGGGTGCAGGATGTGAACGGTGTTCGGAAGTCGTCCTACACGGCAGACACCGACACGGCGGTTTACGAGGACTCGCTGCTTATCACGGGTTTAAAAGCTCTGTGGAAGGCTGCAAAGGGGCTTGACGGCACGTTTGACTTGTCGGAGTTCCGCGCCATCCTTGAGGCGAACAAGTCGCAGAACCGCAGCGCTCCGGTGCTGACGCTCTCCCCGATGTATGGGACGGTGCTGATCTCTGATCGCCAACTGCCGGACGGCAATTACCCCAGCTAACCATGGTCCGTCCTACCGCTAAAGCATCGTCCATTCCAGCCCCTGTGGGGGGGTTGAACAACCGCGACTCAGTGGCCGACATGCCCGCAACCGATGCGGTTGTGATGGATAACTGGTGGCCCTATCCCTCGTATGTGGGAATTCGTCAAGGCAGCGAAACCCATGTAACGGGCATGCCTGCCCGCACTGAAACGCTGGTGGAATACCTGCCGGTTACCGGTGTCTCTAAGCTATTTGCTGCGGCTGGTACGGGCATCTACGATGTGACGACTGCCGGTGCGGTGGGGGCGGCTGTAGTCTCTGGCCTGACAAATGCCCGCTTTCAACATGCAGGGATCACGACTCCGGGGGGGTCGTTCCTCTACATGGTGAACGGGGCAGACACTCCGAAGCTCTACAACGGCACAACTTGGACCTCGATTACTGGCGCATCCACTCCCGCTATAACGGGTGTGACTACGACCAATTTGGTTCATGTGTGCTTGTTCAAAAACCGGCTGTATTTCACCGAGGTGAACTCGATGAATCTCTGGTACTTGCCGGTTAACTCTGTCGGCGGTGCTGCGTCTTTGCTTGATCTGGGTTCAGTGTTCCGTCTGGGTGGCTCAATCATGGCCGCTTACACATGGAGTATTGACGCGGGTGCAGGACAAGACGACCATTTAGTGATCGTGTCCACCAATGGCGAGGTGGCGGTCTATGGTGGCACTGACCCATCTACTGCCGCGACTTGGGCGCTGATTGGCGTGTTTGTTGTTGGCCGTCCGTTGGGGCGTCGGTGTGCCACTAAGTACGGTGGCGACCTTGCACTGTTGACTGTTGAGGGCGTTTTCCCCTTGACTCGCGCTCTGTTGTCTTCGTCGGTGGACCGTCGGGTAGCTCTCACTGACAAGGTGCAAAACAGCATCTCAGAGGCTTCAGACCTCTACCGGAACAACTTTGGCTGGCAAGTGGAATTGTTTCCCGATGCCAACATGCTGATTGTGAACGTCCCCGAGGGGAATGGGAATAACTTCCAATACGCCCAAAACATCATCACGGGTGCTTGGGCTAAGTTTGTCGGCTGGGATGCCACTGTTTGGCTGAACTCGTTCAATGGCTTGTACTTCGGCGACGGCACGACTATTAAGCAGGCTTGGACTGGCAACGCCGACGACGATACGCCGATATTTGGTGATTTGCTGCCAGCATTTAGCGACTTCAAAGCCCCGGTGCGGAACAAGTTCTTTACGATGGTTCGCCCGTATTTCATCGTAAGCGGGACAGATGATCCGCTAATCTCGTTCATCATGAACGTGGATTACGAGCCGGAAGAACCTACAACCCCCATGATCTGGGGGCAAATGGTCTGGGGACAGATGATTTGGCCTGGAAATGGGACGCGGATTACAGGCTGGCGCACTGTCGGTAAAATTGGGACTTCTGGGTCTTTGCGTATTCAGTGCTACAACTCTGGTAGTGACGTAAGGCTGACCAATATTGATTACTTAATGCAGGTTGGAGGCGTTCTTTGATCTATTGTTTTGCGATTGAGAAGTTCAAGGACTCTTACAAAGAGTTGGAGCCACTCTATCGCAAGCATTACAAGGAAATGCAAACCCGCCTACAAGAAACAGGTGTGGTCATTGGAGATTACAACCCGCGTTTGTCTACTTATGAGCAGGCTTGCAAAGACGGATGGTTGTTGAATTTTGTCGCTAGGTTGGATGGGCAGGTTGTTGGGTATTCCAACATCTATGTCACCCAGGACATGCACAATTCTGAATTGATTGCTCAAGAGGATACGATTTATATTCTTCCTGAGCATCGAAACGGAACAGGTAAAGCGTTGATTCGTTTCGTACATGATGAGTTGAAATCTCGTGGCGTTAAGCGATTGAACATCACCACGGCAACGGATTTGCGGGTTTCAAAGCTCTTAGGTAGAATGGGCTACGCGCAAACCGCACATGCCATGACTTTAGTTTTTGGAGATTGATATGTGCGCGCCCTCACCCCCTCCCGCTCCCGATTACACGGCAGCAGCCAAAGAAACGGCTGCGGGCAACCTTGAAGCTGCGCGGGCGGCTACTCAAGCCAACCGCATCAATCAATACACCCCTTACGGGTCGCTGACTTACACTCAGAAGCCGGTCGAGACAATCGACTATGCTGGGTATAACAAGGCTCTGGACGACTACAACAAGTCTCTGGCGGCTTACAACGCAGGCACTCCGGCTCAACCTGTAGGTGGCGTTCAGAATCCGTTTCTGAGTCCTGAAGAGCGCGATATAAGCGCTGTTTCGGCATCTGGCCCGCGTGGGCCTTTCAGCGGTGTGGCTCCTACTCTGGATCAGTTCAAGACTGTGAACCCCGATGCTGGGTGGGAACAAACGATGAACCTGACGCCGCAAGCTCAGGCGGCATTGGACCAGCAGCTTGCATTGAACCAGAAGTACGGCGAGACTGCCAACGCTGGGTTTGATAGCGTTCGCCAACTGTTCGAGAATCCAGGGCTGGATACGTCCATGCTCCCGGCTCGGGCTATTGATGTGGGCAAGACGGCGCAAGAAGCCATCATGTCCCGTTTGCAGCCTCAACTAGCACAGCAGGAAGAGGCTCTACGCGCTCGATTGGCAAACCAAGGCATTACCCTTGGCTCGGATGCTTATTCGCGGGAGAACGTCCTGCAAGGTCAGCGGGCAAACGATCTGCAACTTCAAGCTGCTTTGCAAGGCATCAACCTTGACCAGCAAAACCGGGCATCGGCGCTACAAGAGCAAGCCTACTTGCAAGATCGTCCGTTGAACCTGATTAACGCCCTTCGCACGGGTAATCAAGTCCAAAACCCACAATTCCAAGGGTTCTCTAATCAAACGACTACGGCTGGGCCTGATTTGTTGGGGGCTAATCAAGCGCAATATCAAGCGGCTATTTCCGCTAACAATGCGGCTGGTGCTGGCATGACTGGTTTGCTTAGTGGCCTGACCGATGTTGCTGGCCTTGGCATCAAATCCGGATTGTTTTCCGACCGCCGCTTGAAAAAGAATATCAAGATGGTCGGCAAGATGGACAACGGCCTGAACGTGTATTCGTATGAATATGTGTGGGGTGGGCCTACTCAAATCGGCGTAATGGCGCAAGAGGTCGAGTTGGTCAATCCCGACGCCGTGTTTGAAGTTGACGGCTATAAAGCTGTTGACTACGGCAAACTTTGAGGTAAGCGCATGGCCTACGAACTTGAACAGCAGCAACTTGCCGACAGGCTGCGCCGCGCCCAACTGATGCAAGAGGCACAAAGCCCGCAAGGCCAGATGGTCAGCGGGCACTATGTCGCACCCAATGCGTTGCAATACCTTGCCTCTGGTCTGCGTCAATACGTTGGCAATGCCGAGGAAACCGCTGTCCGTGGTGAACAAAAGAAACTTGTGGAAGGCCAACAGCAAAAGATTGCCGAGGCTCTGCGCAACTTCAACACCATGGCTCAGGGCACGCCTGAAAACGTACCAGGTGACGGCGTAGGCCCGACCATGCCAGCACAACCGGCAAACATGCGTGGTGCTTATGCCGCACTCATGGAAGCGCCGGATCAGCAACTGCGACAAGCTGGCTTGCAAGGCATGACTCAATTGCCGGAGATGGAAGCTCGCGCCGCTGATCGCACGGAGAATCGTGAGTTCCGCAAGGCAGAAGCGGATGCCAATCGCGCAGCAC